CACGAGGCGGCTGGACACGTTACGGTACTGTCTACGACGCAGCTGGTAACCCCACTAAAGACTTGGTAGGTAACGGTTCCAAACTAAACCTATTCGTCTCTATTGGAGATAGCCAGTACGGTAACCTAATTAAGCTTGGTCACCTAGACGATATGAATCAAGACACTAAGGAGATGACCTTTGACTTTGGACAAGTTATGGAGTTGGTTAGCTACGAAGCAGGGTCAGCTGTCATTAAACAGGCAGCACAGACAACAGCCTCCGTTGCTGCGGCCCCATCCAAAGAAGTGGAGATTGCATTTGAGTAACGTAACAGTTACTAAACGGGGCGACTACAGGGAGGGCTTGACCTTCCCCGTGGTTGACTTTCACCAGCCCACTAACATCTACACTATTGATGATGGAGGTGAGTACTTCCAGTACCATTACATAGACATCATAGATGAAGGGGAGACCTTAGATACTAAGTACCTAGACTTTCCAGAAGAAGAGGAAGAGGATGTAGTTAACCACCCCTCCCACTACGGGGATGGAAGTATCGAGTGCATTGACTACATGGAAGACAACATGGACCCAGCTATGTTCATGGGCTACCTCGAAGGTAATGTTAAAAAGTACACACACCGTTACCGATACAAGAATGGTGTTGAAGACTTGAAGAAAGCAGGGTGGTATCTAGACTACCTCATCGCAGTAATGGAGAGAGATAAATGACTGACCAACCTAAAGGCATTGATACCTTGATCGAGGATGTCTACTCCGTACTAACTGATGGGTACACTAAGACAGACGACAACGAGAAAGTTATCAGTGCCTTTGGGGATGGGCTAAAAGAATTACTTCGTTCTCGTTTGACACCTCGTGGCCCCTCTAATGGGCTGCTACGTCTCTCAGGTATCGGCAAGCCAGCTCGTCAACTATGGTATGACAGCAGAGGCTACGATAGAGAGGCATTGTCAGGAGATAAGCTACTAAAGTTCCTGTATGGGGACATCATTGAGGAAATTCTTTTAACCTTAGCTAAACTTTCTGGACATAGTGTGACACATGAGCAACAGACTGTAAAAGTTGCTGGCATAACAGGACATATGGACGCAGTGATTGATGGTCATGTAGTCGATGTTAAGTCAGCTTCACCCTTTGCCTTCAAGAAGTTTGAGAGAGCTACCCTAGCTGTTGATGATCCCTTCGGTTACATGCAGCAAATATCTGCATACACTGAGGCAGTCCCTGAGAGTAAAGGGTCAGCCTTCTGGGCCATGAACAAGGTGGACGGCAACCTAACCCTCTACCAACCTTCAGCTGAGATGTTACCAGATACTACTGAACGTGTCACCTACCTACAGGAGATGTTAAAAGAAGACAGCCCTCCTGAACGGTGCTACGAGACTGAGGTAGACTTCAAGACAGGTAATGAAAAGCTACCTATTGGTTGTGTCTTCTGTGACTTTAAGAAAGAATGTTGGAAGGACTCTAACAAGGGTGAAGGATTGAAGGGATACAAGTATGCAGCAATGCCCTTCCCTCTGTACCTCACTAAGATTGTTAAGGCTCCACGGGTAGATGAGATAGACATTGCCTAGAAAAGCATTGACAGTTAGACAAAGAGCAATCAAGGCTGGGTATAGGTCTGGCCTTGAGGAAGACACAGCTAAGATGCTGACGAAGATGAAGGTACCCTACACTTACGAGAAGACTAAGATTAAGTGGGAAGACTTTATGGTTAGGACATACACCCCTGACTTCGTACTACACAACGGCATCATCATTGAGACTAAGGGACGTTTCATGGCTGCTGATAGACGTAAACACCTAGAGATACGTAAACAATACGGAGATGAATACGATATTCGTTTTGTCTTCAGCAACAGTAAGTCTAAGCTATCAAAGGGAGCCAAGTCCTCATACGGTGACTGGTGTACAAAGAATGGTTTTCTCTATGCTGACAAAGTTATACCGAAGGAATGGTTAAATGAATGAAGACTTGACGATTAGAATACTAGATAGGTTTAGCATTGAAGAGATAGCAGATGCAGTGGGGATCACACCTTACATGTTTATCCAAGCATTTGCTGACGAGATAGTGGACAACTTATCTGCCTTAGCTGAGATAGATCAGGGGTTTGTAACATGATTACGATAGAGGACATTGAAGCTATGACTGAGAATAACAAGGAGATTTGCACACTGCATATTGGCTCAGCTGGGGCGGTGGCAGACATGACTGCAAAACAATACAGCAGGTGGGTTGAGGGTAAGATTGTTACCGAAGGGACTGACCGTCTAGTGGAGAACACCCTTGGTCTAGTAGGGGAAGCTGGAGAGGTAGCTGAGAAGGTTAAGAAGATGATCCGAGACGGCACTAAGGTTGTTCCTATGGATATCATTAAGGAGATTGGTGATGTTGTTTTTTACTGTACCGCATTGGCTAATCATGTGGGTTACGGTCTTGACACAGTAATTGATATTAACGTAGTTAAACTTAATGGCCGTTCTCAACGTGGTACTATCAGAGGAAGTGGGGATAACAGATGAGTTGGTTCTGGAGATACGTTAACTACCTAGCTACATGGCGTACACACCGTAATGCTATTAAGCAATTAAACACACTGACAGACCGAGAGTTGCGAGACATTGGCCTTAACCGAAGTGACATTGATCGCATGGTATGGTTGGACGAAGATAAAGACAAACGAGGAAGAGAGACAAAATGATAAGTTTGGCAACTGAATTAAGTGGGAAGCCTTTGTTTAATGTGAAAGAGGGTAAAACTTTAATAGATGACATATCCGATGAGGATTGGTTGGACGAAGATAAGAATTGTATGATAAACGTAGGTCTACCTAAGAAGGAAACTAAATGAGTAACAACTATCTGCCGACCGACTACCAGTCATTCATCCACAAGTCACGGTATGCTAAGTACCATGAAGGCTTAGGTCGTGAGTCATGGGATGATACAGTCACACGTTTCTCAGTGAACGTGATCCGTGACATGGTTGACCCAAAGACTAAGTACGATTTAGAACAAGCCATCCTTGGCCTAGAGGTTATGCCTTCCATGCGTTCATTGATGACTGCTGGTGCAGCTGCTGAACGTGACAACACATGTATGTACAACTGTAGCTACTTAGCCGTAGATGACCTAAAGTCCTTCGATGAGGCTATGTTCATCTTGCTCTGTGGTACTGGTGTCGGCTTCAGTGTCGAACGTCAGTCCATCTCTAAGCTTCCTGAGGTACCAGAGACCCTTTATCCTAGTGAAACTACTATCGTGGTTAAGGATTCCAAGGAAGGGTGGGCTAAGTCTCTGCGTCAATTGATTGCACTCCTGTATAGTGGTGAGATTCCTACTTGGGATGTATCTAAGGTACGTCCAGCTGGTGCGCCACTCAAGACTTTCGGTGGTCGTGCCTCAGGTCCAGCCCCTTTGGTTGACTTGTTTAACTTTACTATTGCTACGTTTAAGAAGGCGTCAGGTCGTAAGCTATCCTCTGTTGAGTGTCACGACATCATGTGTAAGATCGGTGAGGTAGTAGTGGTTGGTGGTGTCCGTCGTTCAGCTATGATCTCTCTGTCTAACCTGTCGGACGAACGTATGCGTTCAGCTAAGTCAGGCTCATGGTGGGATAACAATCCTCAACGTGCCTTGGCTAACAACTCTGTTTCCTACACTGAGAAACCAGACAACCTGTCCTTTATGAAAGAGTGGCTGGCCTTGGTCGAATCAGGCTCAGGTGAACGTGGTATCTTTAACCGTGAAGCATCTAAGAAACAGGCAGCATTAAATGGTCGTCGTGATGCTAACTATGAGTTCGGAACTAATCCTTGCAGCGAGATAATTTTACGCCCAAGCCAGTTTTGCAACCTAACAGAGTGTGTGGTACGTGCTACTGACACGATAGAGACACTCTCAGAGAAGGTACGTCTAGCTACAATCTTGGGTACGATCCAGTCTACCTTCACTAAGTTCCCGTACCTACGTAAACAGTGGACAGACAACACAGCAGAGGAACGTCTGTTGGGTGTGTCACTAACTGGCATCATGGACAACCCACTGATGACCCTCAAGAACAAAGGACTAGATAAAACTCTTGCTCACCTTAAAGAAGTTGCTGTGGCTACCAATGCAGAATGGGCTGACCGTCTTGGTATCCCTGTTGCTGCTGCTATCAGCTGTGTTAAGCCTAGTGGGACTGTCTCACAACTGGTTGACTCAGCCTCTGGAATCCATGCCCGACACAGCCCCTACTATATCCGCACCGTCCGAGGTGACAACAAAGACCCTCTCACTCAGTTTATGAAGGATCAAGGTATCCCTAACGAACCTGATGCGTTCAAGCCAGACCAGACTACAGTGTTTAGCTTCCCGCAGAAGGCACCAGAGGGTGCTATTTGTACCAAGGATATGACTGCTATCGAACAGCTAGAGATGTGGCTCATGTACCAACGTAACTGGTGTGAACACAAACCATCTGTAACTATCAATGTTAAGTCAGAGGAGTGGCTGGAGACGGGTGCCTTCGTCTACAAGTACTTCGATGAGATGTCAGGTGTATCATTCCTACCGTTCAACGAACACACATACCAACAGGCACCTTACCAAGACTGTAATAAGTCAGCCTACGACAGGCTCAAGTCAGTCATGCCTAAGAAGATTGACTGGGAAAAGCTTTCAGAGTATGAGAGTGAGGATAACACATCAGGTAGTCAGACATTAGCTTGTTCGGGTGACTCATGTGAAATCGTTGATCTAGTCTAAGGAAAACTTATGTACACTGTAATCACTCGTAACCAATGTAACTTCTGCGATACAGCCAAGGCCCTCCTGAAAGGAGCAGGGCAAGGCTACGTAGAATACAACGTCCAGACTGATAGTTCTCGGTGGATACTTACCCTACTTAAGCAAGGTAACTTGATGACAGTACCCCAAATCTTCTCATCAGATGGTACACTAATCGGAGGCTACACTGAACTAAAGAATCTATTTGGTCAGGCGGAGGGGGCATTACCCGATGCCACAGGATGATTTCGACCTAAGTGAATACGACTATATTGTAGGAGCACTGGCAGGCTTCTGTATGTCAGACATTACTAAGGAGATGTTATGGGTTATCTTGAACCACTCTGAAGATAGCTTCGACTTACTAACAGCAATGGATGCACAGGAAGACCTTATAATCTGTGTTGAGAATTACTACACAAAGGAATGAATATGGTTAAGCAAGCCCCGAAGAAACGGACCACTGCCAAGCAGGTATCGTCCGAAGCCTATAAAAATTCTACTGGGTCCACTAAGAGAGCTACCACTTACAAGGGAGCAGGAGCTAAGAAGCCTGTCATCCTTGTAGGTAAGACACCTAAGCAAGACGAGTACATCAAAGCCCTAGAGACAGCAGATCAGGTCATTGTGTACGGTCCAGCTGGGACAGGTAAGACTTACATTGCAGCCACCAAGGCATGTAACCTCTACCTAACTAAGACTATCGACAAGATCATCATTACTCGTCCTAACGTACCAGCTGGGCCTACATTAGGTCTCTTCAAAGGTTCTATGGAAGAGAAGATGGACGAATGGGTTAAGCCTGTGTTTGAAGTCTTAGTTAAGCACCTCTCACTTGGCACAGTGGAGACGGGGATTAAGCTAGGGAACATTGAAGTCATACCCTTTGAGACTATGAGGGGACGATCCTTTGAGAATGCTTTCATCATCCTAGATGAGGCACAGAACGTAACACCACATGAGATGAAGATGTTCTTGACAAGAATGGGTGACAACTGTACGGTAGTCTTGAATGGAGACATACAACAGGCTGACATCAAGGGTGCTAGTGGTCTAGCTACTGTTACACACCTAGCTAAGAAACACCTTATCCCTATCTCCATCATTGAGTTTGGAGTCGAGGACATTGTAAGGTCAGCCCTGTGTAAGAAATGGATCATCGCTTTCATGGCTGAAGGCATTTAACTTTTTAAAGGAACATAATATGGCTATAGTACGTAAAGCTTTTAATCGGAGCCTCTATGAGGCCTATGACAAATCAGCTAAGGATGCCCTGATCCGTTACCTAGAGGGCAAGGGACACACCATTGAGAGCAGTGTAGAGAACTACAATGCTGATGTTGTTTCCTCTAAGGGAGACTTCACCTACTACAATGAAGCTGAAGTTAAGACTGCATGGAAAGGAGAGTGGCCCCCTGAGTGGGCTGAGATACGACTACCTGAACGTAAGGGACGGTTGGTTAAGATGTACCAAGACAAGGGAGGTGTACTAAACTTCTTCATCTTTAGACCTGACTTCAAGCAAGCATGGCGTATCAAGGATACCCTGCTGACGGAGGAGAGCCTAAAGGAAGCTAAAGGACGTTACATCCAGAAGGGAGAGAAGTTCTTTCATATCCCTTACGGAGACGCCGAACTATTGAACTTAGAGGAGTGAGAAAGAAATGTTTACTGGCCTAATACTAGCCTGCATGTTGGGTACTACAGCCCCTCAGTGTAGAACCTTAGTGAGTCCTGCTTTCTTCGAGACAAGGAAGACCTGCATGGAGGATGCTACTAAGCAAGCAGCTGTCTACTTGGAACGAGGAATAGACGTAACGTACGTTGACTGCTTTAAGTGGGAAGACTACCCCCTGAGTGGAGAAGCTCTCTAAACCTACTACTACACAAAAATAAACCCCCTTGGATTACTCCTTGGGGGTTTGTCTTGTTTAGTAACCTGTCTTATTCTTAGGCTTCTTCTTTGCTGGGTGTTTGTCACCCTTCATTAGCTTCCCATTGGGCATGTAGTGTGATCCCTTTGGTGCTTTCTTCTTAGTTGTTTTCTTAACCATTACCATTTCTCCTTATTAGCCCAGTATGCTGCACTCATCTTGCCCTTGGCGATGTTCTTAGCATGACGAGCCTTGAATGCTTTATTTCGAGCAGAGCCGTCAGGACTACCACTCACTCCCTGTTGACCAAACCTAATTGTCTTAACCTTGTCGCCTTCCTTAGCTACAACAACATGTGATTTAGTCTTATGCTTAGGTGTAGCCTTAGGTTTGTTGTAACCTGACACCCCTGCATTCTTCAGTCTTGCATCTTTTTCTTTAGCCATTGCTACCTCCGAGGGTCATTTGTGTTTCTAACGGTTAGGTGTTTTCTCCATCATCAGTCTAATGGACTTGATGTTCTCATCTATCCGAGCTAGGGTTAATGCTTGTGTATGGACGACACTCTCTAAGCTCTCAAGTCGGGTCTCTTGGCGAAGTAAGTCTTTAGCATTGTTCTGCACACTATTATCTAGTGAACTGACGTACCACACTAAGGCTACTGTCTGGCAGAAGATAGCTAGTACAAAGGTAATGGGTACTGATTTACTCAAGTGCCACTCTTGTGTTTTATCCACGATATTTTCCTAATGTTATTGTCTTTAAGAAACCTACCCAGATTTCC